ACAAGTCTAGCAATGACTCACCAACGGCAATGTCAAAGTTAGATTGCTTGATAGTAGCAAACATCTTCTCTGTGTAAACGTCTAGCGCACCTTGTGCTTCAGCCTTACGGTCAGCAGGTATATCAGTACCAGCCTCAAGGCGACACCACTTAGTTTGCGGTGGAAATATGCCTGACTGCATACGGTTAGCAAAGCGTTGTGTAGAGTTGATAGCCGTAGCGTCAAACACACGATTCATCTTCTTAGCGCCGCCTACCTTACCATCATAAAATCCATCGTATAAGTTACGTTGTGGCAACGCAAACTCATAAGCCTCGTCATATAAGCTACGAAATTCCTCTTTCTTGGTTAGCGCAATCTCGTGACGCTTTAAAATATCTTCCGGTTTTAATCTCATTTCAGCCATAATTTTTCCTATTCATACCATTCTAAAATTAATTCTGCCATGTGAGCAGTGCCATTGACATTTGTTAATCTAAATACATAAGTTGTTAATGGTTTTAATACCATCTCTAAAGCAGAAGTTCCTGCTCCACCAGATTTTTTACCAGAGCCACCAGTAATTATTTCAGCATCAATCTGAGTGCCAGTAACAGTAACCGTTGGATTAATTAAGATTGCTGATTGACTTGCAGTATCAAGTACACGATGACGATTAATAGCCGTAAATGATGTTCCGCCAGTAACGGTTGACCCCTCATAAATATAAAGCTCTGCATCTCCGCCACAACTTGCATCAACTAATATGTGTGGAGTTACGCCACTTGCCCATGCAATTGCAATATTAACGCTTGCTCCTGCTCCAAGCATAGCTGCATCAGGATAGATTCTATATGCTTTAAATGCCCTGCCTTCATGTAACCGCAAATGGTTAATATCCAATATAGGCATTGACCTATCAGAGCCAACTGTTTGCTGTAAGCCATCCTTGTCTGTATAGGTAGGCGATACAAACCTAGACTTGGTGGTTATGGATTCACGTTCGACTTGAATAGCCATTAGTCATCCATTTCATCTTCAGGCATATCTTCAATAAGCGACTTTTTCTTTTCTTTAGATTGTTTTGCAAGCATCTGCATTACATACTTAGATAAACGCTTATCTTTCTTTAAATCTTCTGCGTCAAGCTCTACGCTAACTTCTACTTTCATTTCTTTTTCATCCTTTCAGCTTCAGACATGGCAATAGCAATAGCTTGCTTATCGTCAGTAACTACTGGGCCACCTTTGCCAGAATGTAATGTGCCAGCCTTATACTCACGCATTACTTTAGATACTTTCTTTTGCATCTTGGTTTTTTCTTTCATGGCTTATCCTAATGTGCTTGTTGCTGATAAACCTTCTTGTGCATTAACTCTAGCATCAGAAAGCAAAGCACGAGAACCGCCGCGTGTACGGGCATTTTTCTTAGCCGCTAATTGCTCAGCCATGCTGCCTTCTACACCCATAGAGTTTGCCAACAGTTTAACTGGAGATGCTTCTGCAACCATATTTGCTGTTGCTGCTGACTTTGGCGTTCCGCCAACTACTTTGCCCATGCTATGCTCCTAGTGTAGTAGAAGAAGTAACGCCTTCTTCAGGATTTAAACGCGATTCAGATAACAACATACGCGCACCACCTCTTGCTCTGGCTAAACGCTTGGATGCAATTTGCTCACCAAGGTCACGCTTCTCTGCTTCTGTCTGCTGACGTAGCTTTTCTGTCTCAGCTTGAGATTGTTTCAATTGTTCTTGAGCTGCGGCTGCTGAAGCACCACCGCCACCGCCAATAAGTTTACCCATTTTTATCTCCTAACCATCAAATCATAATCTTGTTTATCATCACTATACTGCTTCATGGTGCATTCAGATATAAACCCGATAGCTTTGCCCCAAGAAATAGCTCGCGCATCAGACGTTTTAACAGTTATTTGCAATCTATGCAAGCCCATAGCTATCTCAGCCATATCTGCCAGTGTAATTCCTATCTTAGTCATGGCGATTGGCCGAGTTCTTGCTACGTCTCCAATGACTGACCACATTTCAGCCACGCCTTTCCACAAAGGAACGCATCCAAAACAGGCGACTGGCTCACCATATAGGAAACAAGTATAAGCAAAGCCGTGTTGTGCTTGACTTTCTAATAATGCCCTAACTCCAACTATCCGTTGAGCTGAATACCCTGCAAATTCTCCTGCAGAAATATCCATAGCATGCTCAACTAGGAACGGAACTAGGATAAGCCCATTAACTTTTGGAATATTATCGTTTATGTCTTTAATATTTAAATACATCGAAGTCACTCATAACAGTTCTTGCAAAGATTGGGCCACTTGCGGCTAGTGGATTGCGTGTCATGCGCTTATGTTCGCCACCACCAAGCATTAAATAGCCAAAAGCGTCACCAACGTGTGAGTGTTCGTTCTTATTTGGTGCGTCACGGAAGCGTTCTTGCCCTGCGCCTACAGAAACACGCTTGAAATGGTACCCACCAGCCAATGATTTACGTAACATCTTGCATGAAGTGTCCACAATTAGGCCAGGCTTCCCATCAATGAGTCGTTGCATTGGTGCCGCAGCGCCTTCACGACGTACTTTAAAGTCATTTGAGTGCGTAGGTTGCGCTCTTAGCCCTAGTGTTCGCAGATAATCAAAGGCTGTGACCTCATAAATGGCATCTCGTTGCATACCGGCAGGGTCGCCCCACATCATAATCTGTGCTTTAGGGTATCTAGCGTTCAATTCTGCCAGCAATTGCTGACCAAAACGCTCTAGCCCCATGTCTTCTGTGACTATTTCATGTAACACTACCCATCTGCCATTAGATAAACGCTGTCCAATGACTGCTGCTGGTGTCAAACCAAAGTCCAAACCTATCTGTATAGGCTGTGAATCGTCGTATTCCACGGTAGCAGACATCATTTGGTCATTATATTCTGGCCATACAGGGCGACCTTCTTGCACATAGGTATACTTACCCTCGGCATAACAACGAATCCAGTCCAAGTTCTTACCACCAAGCATCTGTGGATAGTAACCAGCAGGCAGATTGTTTAAGTTCTCTGCTTTAGGATTAATCTTCCACCAGCGACCAGACGCAAAGATGTGGTCATTGGCTTCAGGATTGTCAGGCAGGTCAGATGGGTCAACTTCTATCACGCCACCGGGCTGATTAAAGAATTTCCAAGCGTATGCGCCAGTTACTTTCTCTTTCTCAGCTACCCTATGCCACCAATGGTCGTCATCCATAGGGTTGGTGTCCATGAATACACCATGCCATGTAGCGCCACCATCACGTTTAGTAGGATAACGGCCCACCCTGTGTGTAAGCCCATCAATTACAGCCTTTGGCAATTCTCGCGCCTCGTTTACCCACGCACCAGTCAACTCTAACGACAACAACTTACGCACATCTTTAGGTTGGTCTAGCGCTAAGAAGATAACTTCGCAATCTACACCAGCAGCTTCACCTTTTGCAGGCAAACGGATGTGGTGAGTAATAGGCGGAGTCCAAAGCAATGGGCCAAACGTAGATTCTGGAAACAAGTCTAGCCATGTCTTGATGGTAGTCGTCTTTAACATAGGATAACTGTTCCGCACTACGGCAAAACGCGTGTATCTAATGTTATCCACAGGAGAAGGCTTCTGTTGTAGCGCTTTAATGAATATCTTTGCACAGCAAGCGTATGACTTTCCACTACCTACAGGCCCCATTAAGCCTTGCACAAAGGAATCGTCTTGCAGGAACCTATATACCTCTGGGCTTTTACTGAAGTTTAGGTTTAAGCCATCAAAAGATACCTGTTTACCACTTTGTTCTTTAACTTTCGCCATCTACTACCTCAGCTTCTATAGGGTCTGGAGCTACAATGTTTACGCCAATGACTGAAGGCTTGTCAGATTCTTGCGCTTGGTCTAATAACCCAGACGCTTTAGCCAATAACCGGAGTACACCGATTTTATCGAATAACTCAATATCCAATGTCGTCGTCGCGTTACCATCCTTGTCATAGCGAGTGTTCGATTTAATGCTTTTAATTGCCTGAAGTGCGTGTTCCGGTATGTCCTTCGATGCCTTAACTTTAATCGTGCCATTTTCATCCCAACTCATTATGTCAGTAAGGTTTGTGTTAGCCATGGTTAACAGTGCATAAGCCACGGCCTCACGGTTAGCCTCTAGTGTTGCAGAACGTTCTAATGTCTTCTGTATAGTGCGAACACCACCGTAGTTCTTTAGGGATGGTATTCGTTTAATCTTACGCGTATCTTCTGTCTCAGCCATTTATTACCTCTAATATAACTATGCAAGCACCATTAGGGCATGGGTCACCACGCGTTATGTGCAAATCGTCTACTTGACTGTCATCATCGTATACACCAGCGTTCATCATCGCATCGAGAATAGCTTTGAGCAGATTGTCAATATCAAATATGCGACGACTACGAGGGCGAATAACAATGCCCACACGCAAGCGAGCATCGCCAAGTTTAGGAATTGCATTATTAATAACATATTCCTGCACAGCGCTTTTAAACTCCACACCAGCTTTAGATAAAAATCGTCGCTTTCCATTGGCTCTCCAGTAAGTATTAACGCTTGGCGGATATGGCAACGTCAATATCATTTAGCCAACCTGCTAATCCGTTCATTTAAACTACCATCATTGTATTTACTAAGGTAGGACTTTAAAGCATTGTTAATAATATGCGCCCTAGGCATCTCTAATTCTTGGTGGGCAATGTCAAGCAAGGCTCTGCTCTTAGGAGTTAGCCTTACTAAGAAGTTATTGTAATCACTAGCAGCCATAATCTATATCCTCTAAGTCGTTCTCTTTCTCTAATCTCTCTATTTCGCCAAAAGCAGTCTTAACGTAATACAGAATAAACGTCACTAGCAATAAACAGCTAGTCCCAATCAATACTAAATCCATTTGTCAACCCTTTATATATCTTATCCATATCTGAGTATAACATAATAAATGTCTTGCACAATATAACGATTGGGGTATAATAACTTTATCTGTTCTAGCCAGATAAGAGCTTATTAATTGTGGTGTTGCCGGTGGGGATTCCTGCTGGGCTAGACAGCATCACATTTAATAGGCTTTTTTTATGGCATTAACTAGAAACTATGAGCCATCAATATATGGCAAAGTAAACAAAAAGAGTAGGGCAAAGAAAGCCATTGCTGCTAAAAAAACATTATCTAAAATGTTACTTAGTGACAAGGCCGTTCAAGAAGTTTTGCAGAAAGAATTAGCCAAAATAAAAGCTAAGCATACCAAGCAATATAAGACATGGTTGCCGTATATAGCTGGGATGAAAGGCGTTGACTTCTATAGAACAAGAGAATGGGCAGAACTGAGATATAAAACACTTGTAAAATATGGGAAAGTATGTCAATGTTGTGGTGCTGACAAAGTGGTATTACATGTTGACCATATTAAACCGAGGTCTAAATATCCACAACTTGAATTAGATATAAATAACTTGCAAGTTTTATGCGAAACATGTAATGTTGGCAAAAGTAATAAAGACGTAACTGATTGGCGTTAGTGAAAATCTATTCGGGGTACGGAGACGACCCTTCAATGGCATGAAATAAACAACCCAACCAACTACACGCAACGAAGGCGGAGTAGAAGGTAAAGGCCCGAAAGGGAAGATTTGGGTGTAGGATATATTGGTAAGCATGTAAAAGTACACTGCCTGATTTCCTACCAGACTAGCTAACAGTCTGTGATATACGAATAGGGGAAGCGTTACTCGAGACCACGAGAACTCTACGTCTCCCTTTGCTCGTCTATACTAAACGCACCGTAACATCCATACGCATCATACACACCATACACACTCCCACAACAACGTGTCTATAAATCACCGTAATTTATACATATCAGCAAAACGTGTATAAAAATACACATAATTTGAACATGATTACAAAAACTCAGCGAAAAATTCAGTCATACACCCCTACCGCTAGGCGAGGGGCCGGGGGGGAAGGTATGCCACTTGCTCCAGCGCAACACTGGCACGATTCAACGCGCACCCTGCATGATATTTACTAGGAATGATAGGCACGGCACGGCAGGCCAATGCAATTGCTACACTATGTTATAGG